GAGGAAAGCGTGCAAATTCGAGAGCCGCTGATCGTTGGATAGTCGAGCCATGTGAGGTTTCCTCAATTTGTGCGATTGTCTCACCACTTCTTGATGTTTGCGATGGGTGTGAAACTCGCTGGCTTTGTAACGGCTGCACGCCGGACGCCTTCGCAGGCGTAGCGCAAGGCGTCAATGACGTGGTTTTTCTTGTCTTCAAGCACCGGCAATATCTTTCCGGTCAATGGGTCTGTTTTGTAACTGTAGAGCGTCAGCTCGTCAATCGTGTGGATGCAGCGCGGATGAACCACGATGTCGTAGTTCTTCAGAAACTGGATGCCTTCCTCGACAGACCGCGGGCCTTTGACCGCGGTCATGATTTTGGGGAACCCGTTCTTGCGCATGTGGCTGATCGTCTCCGGCCTGGCCGAGTCTGCCACGATGGGCCACTTCTCTGACTCAGGCACCTGCATGAACAGCTCAGGCGTGTTGACGATCTCGCAGCCCACCATGTAAACCTCGTGGTCGATGTAGAGCGTGCGCCCGATGATGTGACAGCGCACCAGCGTGGTCGGATCGACTGCAAAGCCCCAGTCAGCGCCAAGCCGGTGGATGGCATCAGGCGGTGCGTCGAAGTCCTCAATGCGCCAGTTGTTGAACACCCGGCTGTTGCTGTTGGTTAGGTACTGACCCATCCAGACGTGAGCATACTTGTCTGAATCACGCCGCTTGTCGTACTCCATCTCGTCGCGCAAGACGGAAGGAAACCAAGGGTTGTCGGTGAAGTTCACCCGCAGGACAGTCGCATCCTTCGGTGGCGTCGGGCCACGCAGCAAGAAGTCCACCGGGTCGGACTGCTGGCGAGGGTTCCAGGTGAACCACAGTTCGCTGTCAGGCTTGCGGATCGTTGGGCGCAGCAGGTCAAGGCTGGTCTGGCTCAAAGACTGGGCCTCTTCCACCCAGGCGCAATCGTAGCCTTCCAGCGACTTGATGCTGTCTGCCGTGTGGTTCTGCATGCCCTGAAAGATAATCGCACCGTCGCCCTTCTTGGACTTGATGACGGCCTCTTGCACTTCGAAGTAAGCGCCAGCGTTCATGTCCTGAATCTTGGTCTCGAGCAGGCGCTTGACGGACTGGTTCAGCGACTTCTGAATCTCGCGAACGCAAACGCTGCGCCGCTTCTGATCCATGATGTGAGCCTCAATCATCAGCTCGGCGAACATGTGCGACTTGCCCGAGCCTCGACCACCCCATGCGCCCTTGTAGCGGCTTGGCTCCATCAAAGGCACGGCCCACTCAGGAGTCGATAGCTGCAAGACGCTCATGCCTTGACGATCACCCGCTTGATCTCCCTGAACTCCAGCGGCGCACCGTCAGCCCCTGTGACCTCGTGCTTCTGTGTCTCGGCCCAGCGCATCTGAGTCTTTGACCACCAGATCATCGCTGCCGTGTCACCGCCCATAGCCTTTTGAAACAAGGTCTTGCCAACCTGCCCATTGGCCTTGCCTTTGCCAGACACCAGCTCGGTGGCAAAGTGAGCGCGGAGCGTGTCGACGTGGATGCCATCGCGCACCAGCACTGCGATCTGCTCAATGGGCAGACCGTAGCCGCTGAGAGCTTCCACCTGTTTGCGTTCTGCATCAGTCGGCTCGAAGGCTGGTCGGCCTGCGCCAGGCATTGCACCTCCGGTGCCTGGTCGAGCGCCTCCGTGCTTTTTTACATGGGGTTTTTCTTCAAGCGTTGGCTTCTTAGTTGCCATTGATAACCTCCGCGAAAGGTTGATGTTCTGCGTGTAATGGAGCGGGTGGATCGGTGTCGCGCCGTCGCTGTTCTGGCTGGTCGCCAGTCATCGCCTGCTTCACCCGCTTGGGATATGGCTTTGCAAGTGGTGCAATCTTAGCACTCATGTCTTTGTCAAGTGGCATCAAGTATTTGTGCTTGCCCTTAGTTCTGAATTCTTTTGCATTTGGGTCTAGGCATCTGCGAACTTCTGCAATGCTTTGTTTTACGCCAAGGGTATCTATAGATTTTCTGTGTGTTTTTTTGCCATTGATGATGAAGGCACTGACTGAATCCTTGCCAAACAAGCCTTCATAAATCCAATTGGTTGCCTGGTAAATGCCACCATGGTGATTTGAATCAAGGTCAGCATAAGACACGATAAGACGAATCCCTGGGTTGGACTTCTTCAAAAACTTGATGGCCCACATCATGATCTTACTAACTGGTGTGTCATGCTTTGTCAAAGCCACACGAACAAGTTCAACACATTCATCTTGCCCAAGGCCATATGGTTTTGGCATGTTTTTGTTTGCACCACGGCCAAACAAAACACATCCGATGAACTTTTTATTTTCCCAAACTCCAACTTTAACCAGCTTGCCAACAGGCACAGCTTTAGCATAGTGCCAATTTAGGCAAGAAAATTTGGCAGCATCATTTGTTGCCCAGTCAATTTTGAGTTCAGGCTTCACGGGCATCAAACTCCTTGCCGCAGTGTGGGCAGGCAATCCACTTGGGATCAAGCTGATCCAGCTTGCCCTGATCTTCCTCTGTCCCTGGTTCAAAGTCTGGTGACTGCAATGCTTGAATTTCTTCAGGCTTGAACCCCGTCAGGTCAAGATCAAAGTCTAGGCCTTGCAGCTCGCTCAGCTCCAACGCCAGCATCTCATTGTCCCACCCAGCGTTCAATGCAAGTTTATTATCTGCCAGAATATAAGCCCGCTTTTTTGTATCGCTCCATCCTTCGGCAACCATAACCGGAACTTCTTTTATATTAAGTTGCCGAGCCGCCATTGTTCTACCGTGGCCAGCAATAATATTGCCCGTCTCATCCACCAATATAGGTGTTGTCCAACCCCACTCCTTAATACTGGCTGCAATTTGCGCCACCTGATCGCTGCTGTGCGTTCGCGCATTGCGTGCGTAGGGCACCAGCCGTTCGATGGCCCATTGCTCAATTTTTTCTGCTGGGTTCTTGCTCATCCTTGCCTTTCAGTTTGTTAGTGTCCACTCACTTGTTGGGAACAATTTTCCCCGCATCGCTCCGGGAACTCGGGAACTGTCCTAAAGGACAGTGTTCCCGTTCGTTCCCGATTCGCGCTGTTTTGCCCCCCAGAACTGTTCCCGAACAGTTCCCGCCCAGTTCCCGAGTTCCCGGCAGTTCTCACTTCTCACTTTTCCTGATCATCATCGCACTGGCCTCTGCTGGATCGGTGACGACCCACCCGCCATCGGCAGGTTCGATGATCTGCGAGACCAGCAGCTCAGATATTAATTTACCACTTGCAGAGGGTCGAATATACACCTTTGCAGACGCCTCTTTCACATCCATTTTGTTCACCAGATAATCCAGCAACGCACCGCGCTCAATATACGGCTGGCCATTCCTTTCTGGCGCACCTGATGACCACCAAGCATTTTCAATGGTGCGTCGATGCGCCGCCAGTCTATTATCCTGCTTTGGTTTTATCTGCTCACTTGATGCCACCACAACTGCGCTGTTGACCGGCAATCCGTCCTCGTCAAACCAGCCAGGGATGGTGACCTGATGCAGCTCCACGTTGATGTTTTCTGCCAGCTCAGCATCCTTGCTCTTTCGCTGCACCAGTTGCATTGGCGCACTCTTGGTGGCCGGCACGATGCTCACCTCAATATCAAGTGCGCCTCGCCATGCTGACGATCCTCGAGCACGGTGCTGGGCTTCGTCGGAAATGCCTGTGTGGTGAACAAGAATGACCGTGCACTTAAATTCGTGCATGAGTTGTGCGCACGCATCGAGCATAGTCTTAGCATCTTGTGAGCTGTTCTCGTCGCCATTCAAGAACCTGTGCAACGTGTCCACCACCACCACGCCTGGTGACCGCGGCAGCGACCTGATGTGCATCGCTGCCATTTGATAGCCCTCGGTGGTGTTGAGGTCGCAGCCCGACTGACTCAGCCACATCGACAGGCTGGTGACGTTGTGGTGGTGTTTCCACGCTGCAATGCGCCCACGCAGACCTTGATGACCCTCGCCTGCCAAATAGACGATGTCGCAGGGCTTGACCTTGTGGCCCTGCCAATCTGTCTGGCCGCTGGCAAGGTGCAGCACCCAATCCAGCACCACGAACGTCTTACCGCCACCGCTGGGGCCATGCACCATCACCAGGGCATCAGCTTGCAGCCAGTGCTTCACCAACCACCTGACCGGAGCCGGCTGGGCACTGAACGAGTCGGCAGGCACCAACCAATCGTTGACTGGTGGCGTCAGCAACGCCAGCAAATCCCCGCCTGCCTGCGCATAATCGTTCGCATCGCCTTCGTCTGGTGGCATCACCATGCGTGCCCCGTGCTTGGCGCATTCCT